CTCGTCAGCTACTTTCTGGAATGGCAAAGGCTCATCTTTCTGAGAACCCATATAAATCGTTGAAGATCTAATACCATTCTTATAATTTTCTATCATCTCATCCACTCTGTCCATAATTTCTTTAACGGGCATACGTGGATCATTAACTGTTGGAACAGGATCAACTGCCTCAAGAAAGTACTTCTTGGATTTACACCAAGGAAAACCAGCACTAGTAGCACGATTCAATTTATCAACATAAGTTACACCATTACAACCATTAACGGCTGTCATATCATCATAGATCATCAATTCTTCAATATCCTTTTTAGATAATTTTGCTTTAATATCATTTGTAAATGATTCAACACAACTATCTAATATATTTAAATTAATATCTTCACAAATATGACTAGTATCTTCAAATGTGTTCCTCCAGGGTTTCCATTTACCCCTAGGTGCAGCATGCTTCAACTTATAACCCCTAGCCATGCACTCTTTAGCAATAAAAGTTAATTTAACTTGAGATTTAAATCGAGGTCTAAACCCAGCCAAAGAGCCAAAACACCTTACATGCCCACTATTAACATAGCGAATAGAAGCATGTGATTGCAATTCAACTAAACTATTAGAAACACTTTCTGAAGAAATTTTTGGCACTGAAGGAACAATAACTAAGTCCTTAAAGTGATTTCTAGCCAATTCCACATGGGATTTAGTTACCATTTGTATACCAACAAGGTTATCTTTACCCAACATATGCATTCCAAAAATGCATGGACCATAACCAGTATCGACAAGGCAAATTGAACCACAATGTCCATTAACAGTAGGCTCTATAACTTTACCAAACCAAGTATTATAATTATCAAGATAATCCTTACGAAAATCCTCAATAATAAGCTCACTTAATGAGCCATCCTCATTACGAGCTAAATACCTAGCTTTAAATTTACCTAAAAAATCTAAAGTAGTAAACAAATTAGCAAAATCTCTCCTTGGTGACATATATCTGATACGAACAAAACAAATATCAGTATCTTTTACTCTAAACACATCATTACTAGAAATAGTAACTATTCTATTATTAGAAACACCATCACTAGTAGGACTATCAACTATCTTCATCTTAAATGTTACCTTTTCAGGAATAACATGTGATGAAGCTAAATAGAGTTGACTACCAACACAAAACATCCTACCTGGACGAGATATCAATTCTGATGACCAACATCTTATATGAAAACTACTATTTTTCATCAAAGAAATTAATTTAGTTCTATCTAAACCTTTATATGACAAAATCTGTGGAGAAACATCAAACGCAGTTATGGGAACATCTTGCTTATACCAAACTGGTTCCCTCTCTTCAACATCAGGAAGAGGGATAGAACCTTCATTAGACTGCATATACTTAGTACTCTTGATAGTACCAAATATATTACTTGTCAATTTATAAATTGACAATAAAGCAATTCCACCAAAAAGCAATGTACCCATAAATGCTGGTAAAGAAGTATATTCCTCTGAAACTCTAAAAAGAGTTCTAGAGAAACCATATCTAAAAGTTATACTACTTCCTAATTTTAACCAACAATTATACAATATTCTATCATTACCAAAATATCTACGGAAAAGTTTACAATTATTATATAATTTCATATAAATAAAACATAACAAAAGCATAAGGGAAAATTGAACATAATCACTTGGTTTAAAACAACCTTTTAAGCGGTAATGTTCATGTGTTATTTTCCTAACATATTCATCTGTTCTCTCAATAGAATAATTGTAAAACATATTGCTTCTCACAGCAGATTTACACTTTTCATAATTTGGTAACACCAATTCTTTCAATTGGTTATAATACTCAGTTACACTTTGAGTTTCAAAGCTACATCTACACTGAGAAATCGGCAAACCACATTTACATAGCTTAATAGTCTCCATAGTATAGTTACAATTAGTAACTTTATCTTGAATATCATCATGTGCTTCAGAAACAGACTTAAACCACAGCAAATAATCATTTATATTATTATAAACCGCAATTTCTATCAACTTAGCAGTCTGATTCATAATCTTATCATTAGCTGGAACTACTTTGGAAATAGTAATTATCCAATAATCTGGAAATTCCTCTCCATTAATAGGTGGAACCAGCGAACCATCAAGCATAGTAATATTAGCGCT